AGTTTTTCTCTCATTAATTCAGTCATAGAGTTTCCGGGAACCTCTACGTCATCGAGAATCATTAAGTCAGCTCTACTACCAGTCAACTGACCAGTTATACCAACGGATTTGACCGATGGTGCTTGGTGAGGGCTACATAGTACGTCAAAAGAGATACGTGACCATCTAGCATCGTCTGATTTAGGTTGTAAGTGACTTAACCAAGGTGTTTCAATTATTAGCTTCTGTAGAAAGATGGACATGTTGTCTGCACGTTCCTTAGAAGCTGAAATAATCATTATTTTCTTTTCTGGATCTTTGAAAAGGGTCCATAGCACAAAAGCACCAGTAATCCAAGATTTACCAACACCTCGAAAAGCTTGAATCTGGAGTCTCTTGGGTCCGTGTTGTAAGTAGTCTGCGATGGCATATTGTGCTCTTGTTGGTGAGGGTAGATCTAGCTGTTCCCATAAAGCTTGCAGAAACAGCTTGAAATCGCCCTGTAAGGCGTCTAAAACGTCTGTCATGTACGTTTGTGGATAAATTACTTTTTGCGGCGTTCTAGTAGCTCTGGGAGCTTCATTTCAATATAGTCATCCCAACTAGCAACCCCTTTATTTTTTTTACCTAAGTAAAGGTCACTTTTATCTCCTTGAGCGTAGTTTCCGGGAACTTCTACTCTTTTGCCGTCAACTAATTTAAAATAGCTTTTTCCTTCTTGTCCCATGATGTTTTCTGCAACATCTAAGCCACCTTTGTTTACAGGAATAATATGACCTTTAGATAGTTTTTTAAATGATCCTACTTTTTTCTTGTAGTCACTTTTCATTAATTCAATTAATTCTATAAATAAATGACGATAACCTCTTTTATCTAAAGCTTGTATAATTGCTTCGTGTTGCTCTGGTTTATCCCAAGGTTTTTCTTTAGTTAACCTTTTTGCTTCGTATGCTTCTTTTGTAGTTAATGGTTGAGCTTTAAGTAGATAACCTTTTGCAAAACCTTGATTTGGTTTAGCTCTGTACAAATCTCCTGTACCTGTTTCAAAATATGGATAACCTTCTAATGGAGCACGTTTAGTACCTGTTTTAGGATCACGAGCATATAGATAAGCACCTCTTATCCAACTGTCGTAAGCTTCCATATCTTCTGGATTCTTTTTTTTAATTAAAAGACTATCACTATAAATATTACTTCTTGCTCCTTTTGTTTTTGTAGCTTTATCAGCTCTTACAGGACTACCCGGTTTGTATCCATATGTATTAAGCTTTAATGAATTAGCTGCATTTTCAAGTGGTGTTTGTGTGACATTTTTTGGTAAACGCTTAAGCAGCATTTTCCAAGCTTTTGTAGACATAAAAAAAGCCCCTTACGGGGCGGTACTTATTCGTAGGTGGATAAGTTATGCAGCGATGTGATCGCTTATCATCTGTTCTCTAATAGGTCGGCATCCAAATGTCTCTCGACACCATCCGAGCCAATGACTACTACCTTTGCCTTGGTTGCATTCCTGACAGGCGGGAACAACATTCGTTGTAAGATCTTCCCCACCTCTACAACGAGGTTTGACATGATCGAGTGTAAGTTCGTTAATTTCATAAGTTTCTCCGCAATAAACACACTGACAATTAAAGTGCTCTTTGATAGCTCTTCTCCAGAGCCGTTTAGAATCTGAACTTGTCATGGTTATTAAGTTGTGTAAGTAATGTTTTGGACTAGGTAGTAGAGGGGTCATTTACGTTTCTTTCTGCTTGCTCTGTTAACTGATGGTTTTTGGGTTCTGCCTTTGGTCGCACTCCCCTTATAGTGAGCCGCGTCGAGTCCATCTCGATTTCCATAGGTTCCAAGTTTCCGATTAAGTTTGTTTGCATTGACACGTAATTTGAGTCCCTTTTTTGTTTTGTTGTACGCTTTTTGTTGAGCTTTATAATTACCGTTTGCGTACTTAGCTCCTTTGCCTGCCATAGAGTCTGCTCTTAACTAGTTCTGGATCTATTTCTGGTAATACGCTTGCCAGTTTTGACAATGGGTTGCCGTCTAAAGCAACACCTGATATATCGTTTGTTTTCAGCCAATCACAGGCTGCTTTTAAATCTTGAGTGGTTGCTTCACCACTTTTAACTCGTTTTAAAAATTCTTCTGTGACCAACTGATGCAGTTCATTAAACTGCTGTTCAGTTGCCTTGTTCATTTTTTCTTTTTCTTAGGAAAGCCTGCTTTCATGTTGGCGTAAGCTTTTGGAGTAATAGTACTTTTAGACTTAGGTCTGCTAGTACCAGCTTTCTTACGCTTATTGATGTTTGCGTATAAGCCTTGTTTTGCCATTATTCGATATCTAAACCTTTTTTAACGATCTGTAGTGCTCTATCATCAAGCTCGTTATCTGTAGATTCCACTAGTTTTTCTAATAGATCTACTACAAATTTCTTGAATTTATCGCTTTTTAAAGAGGTTAAAACCAGTGGTTTTATTAGTGCTAACATTTTCTTTTGGTAATAATGATTGAATAGGAACAACATCACTGCACAAATGTGCAACCCTAGTTCCTGGTCTTAGGGTGAAACCCTGTCTTTGTAATTCCGCGCATTTGAGCGCACGAACAAGCTCGTAGTCCAATCTCATCTTTTCTTCTTGACGTGCAGCTATGTCTTTACATTGCTGATAACCTTTTTTATCTAGCGGAACCATAAAGTTAACTTGAAAACCCCAGTTCTCATTTAATTGATAACTAGATGGATGTAATCCAGCCAGATCTTCTTTTTCAGAATATGGATTAGAGTGGTTGCCCATATAAAATGGACTAAATGTCATTGTAGATCCATTACATGAAATGTTTGGACCATAGGTTTGACGAGACGATGCTCCATTGTTTTGGAACTGCACCGCCTGATTCGTCACGTTACCTGTAGCTGCTGCCACAGGATTTGAGCTATTGTTTGTATCTCCTTCTGCAAACGCTGGTCCTACTGTGAGAAGACAGACAGCGATGTAGTAGTAGAGTTTATTGTATAGTTTCTTGTAGTATCCCATTGTTCTACGACGCCAGCAGCTCTAGTTGTAGTTTCTAAAGTCCAAGGATTAGCTGCATTAGTAACAGTAAATGTTGTACCGCTACCAGCTATATCTGCTGATGGTGTTATGTTTGTGCCACTCCATGTATTTACGGTAGCACCGAAAACCTGACGTTGCTCGACCTCAGTTATCGTTTGGGTTGTTGTAGTTGTACTATTCATCGACCCTGTAGTAAACTGGGGCGTAACAGTATTAGCTCTTGCAACTGCGGGTGATAACAATGCTAAGAGAAGAATTAGTTTCTTCATGTCTTTGGTTTTTGTTCTTTGTCTTTTTTACCATTACCTGTGGACAGACCAAATGTGGCAAGTGCACCAGTAAAAATTGAAGCGACGAAAGTAATATCGCCTGCTGTAGCTGACTTTTTAATCATAGGCAGCTCTACATAACTTAGTGTAATAATAAACCCTGACCAGATTACAACACCTAGACGCACTGCTGCACCTAGTACTTGCATCTGTTCATCATGGTCATCTATGTTTTCTTTGAGTTTTGTAAAGATTCCTTTTTTTTCTTCCGGTTTTCTTTCCATTTTTTTATTTTATCTTGTAAAAACTTTTGTATTTTCTTCCTTAGTTTTTCTATAATAGGTTGTGTTATAGTTGTAGCTGCAACAGCTGTTACGGCTGCTATAGCTGTAGGAACTAATACATCACCTGTAGGTAGTTTATAAGGTGGGAAAGGTGGAGGTAATGTAGGTGCTGGAGGTTCAGCAGTCTCTACAGGTTTTGTACCCTTTGGTTCTTTCAAATCACTAGGAGGTACAACCAAGGGTACATAACTCGGAACGTCAGCAGTAGGTAATGGTATAGATATTGTTTCTATATCTTTTACTGGTGGGATTACTATGCTGGGTATTTCCATTATTTAGCTTCTAAAGCTGCAACTTTAGTTTCTAATGTTGTAACCATAGTTGATAATTCTTTAACTGCGTTAATAAGTAAAGGTGTAAGTTGACCGTAATCTAAGCCATAAGCACTTGCCCAACCGTTTTCATTTGGTGTATCTTCATCAGGATGAAACTTTACAACTTCTGGAATAATATCTTTACATTCTTGAGCTATGAGTCCAAACTGTTTTTGAGTGCCTTTGTTTGGATCTAATTCACCTTGGCGGTTAATAATGTTGAATTTTTTACCAGTTAATTGTTTAACAGTATCTAATGCTCCAGTGATTTCTTCAATGTTAGTTTTACGTCTTTGATCTGAACCTGATTGAAAATTACCATCAGTTCTAAAATCAATACTAAAGTCACCGCCAGAACCATATCCTACTGATGCTCCACTTATACCATGAACTCTAAATTCACTTTGAACTCCGTAAGTTGTGCTAGGAGAAATACTAATACTTGGATAATCAGACCATAATCTATCAAGTCTACCTTGCCAAGGGTCTAAGGAAAAAGCTGTATCTCCAACAAGTTTGATTCCAGTCGACGTGGTTTCAAACATTTTTACGTTGTCGTAATATAAATCAACTCGACCATTTTCAACAAATGTTGCATAGTTTTCATTTCCAGCTTTATTCTGAAAATACATTGCTGTACCAGACCTAAAGAAAAGATCTCCTGTGTTGTTATAAACTAATGAGTTATTAAAAGTACTACTGTGAG